GACACATCACGTAAAGCATCAAGTAACTCGCTAGTTAGTAGCACTCCAACCCTGCTACCTCTGTTATTTTTAGTGTTCATTCAGTCTCCTGTTTATGCAAATTCATTTCTCCTTGCTATAGGGAGCCGTTACTAGGTAAAAAGCCCCTAACTATATGATAGTTAAGGGTAATAGCTACTTTACCTCTTGTGATTCTACTTTAATTAATTTCTCTAAGTAATGCTGAGCTTTATATAAATCTACTATCCCACCTTTCTCTTTATATCTGGTGATATATTTAATAATGTTACCCTCAAGATAACCTATATTATTAGCTATTATGTAATCCCAAGGCTGTATATCCTTCATATAATGATCACCACCAACTTGATTGGAGTCAATATCTTTCTTGGCTACCCATCCTTTAGTGTATGTTGACATTATAATCCCCCCTTCTTGAACTTTTCTGCGATAGCAAAGTCTTCAAGCTCTTTAATGAAAGCTGGTACGTCTAGAAACCTTCCATCTGGTAACACCACTAGGCATCCTGCAGACTGCACATCCCAGATAACCCTTACCTGATCCAGTGGTACATGGTTCTGGAAGTCAACACACTCCTTGAACTCAGCAATGGAACTCAGCTTATGCGTTACACCTTTGGCTTGGCTTGCTTGTAGGAAGGTAGACATAGCAAACAGAGCTAGTGCTACTACTGCTGTAAATTTAATCATCATCATCATCTTTTTATTATACATCTGGACTCCATAGTATTGGTAAATGATTCTTATAATCGTAGTCCTCATCTCTGAGAATACGTGCCATACGTGCTTGTACTAATGCATCTGCTTCTGTTAAACCTACTGCTTCATACATACCAACTATCATCGACCACCAATCTACTGGATCACAACTGTCTAGCAGACGGGCAGCTTTAACTTTGCCGATCCCTCTACAGCCTTTGTACCCATCAACTGCATCACCCATTAGTACTTGGTTCATATGAAATCTATGTGCATGTTCCTTACTAATGTATCTAGCTTTGGTGTCATGCCTAGGATTAAATAACCACCCATTAATTGTTTCCATATCCTTGTCTTCAGACACTATGATGCGCTTACCATTATGCTTCTCTGTGGATAACATACCCATAACATCATCAGCTTCCAGCTTAGGCATCAACCTAGATACGAAGGACTTAGCTAAGTAATCCTTAACATCCTGCAGCTGTACAGGTCTAGCTACACCCGACCTGTTCTCCTTGTACGACGGTAGTATAGCTTTACGAAAGCCATCCGCTGTCTTACAAGACAAGCAGATAATTAGATCAGTTGCTTTGAGTAAACGTACCCAAGCACCTAGCCTACGATCTGCCAGATCAGTTGCTTCTTTAAGTGTACCTGTATGTACAGCCAGCCCATCCACCCCATCACCGAAGCGATAGGTTTTCTGGTTAGCTGATGCTACATTGTATGCAAGTATGTCTGCATCTATTAATAGTGTTACTTGATTTCTCATAGTCTCCTTCTCCTTAATGTGTATTTGACCAGTTAGTGCCAACCTTGTATTCACCATCAATTGGAATACGGAAGTTAAAATATTCACCAGCTTCCAAGTAAGAATCAACCTGCATCTTACCAACTTCTTCTGCTATATCTTCCGTACAATCCCACTGGTGTTCATCATGTACCCAGAGAACTTGGTGTGCCTTGTGCTGCCAGCCTTTAGCTATGATCTTATCTTGCATTATAATCATAGACTTCTTAGCCAGTAGTGCACCTGCAGATTGTAGTAAAGTATTAAGTGCAGCGTGCTCGTTACGAATAGGTATGTGTCTCTTATCTAAACCTACCAAGTAACCATTACGTGCAGCCTTACTCTTAACAGCATCAATAAGATTCTTCAGTGCTGGTAATCCTTCCAAGAATTTCTTCTTAAGTTTACCACCTGCACCTGCACCCTTACCAATTATGCTACCTATCTTCTCATTACCTGCACCATAGATGAATGCATAGAAGAACGTCTTAGCTTTATCACGTGTAGATAATCCAGCTGCTTCCTGATTAGTAGTATGTATATCACCATCAAGTACAACCTTACAGTACTCACCGTTATCCCAGAGTGCCATGAAGTGTGCTAAGCATCTACCTTCAACACCACTCATATCTGCACCAACTAATACTCTACCTGCTGATGCTGTGAATAATGCTCGACATTCTTTACCGTAAGGTGAGTACGATGCTGGTACTTGACCTAGGTTAGGACTACTATGTGTAGCTCTACCAGTGACTGCACCATTAGTATTCATACCACCATATATTCTACCGTTATCTTCGTGCCTGAGCCACGCTTGATTACCATTAGCTAATGCTGCTAAACGCTTATTGATTACCAAGTACTCACGTAGTAATTCTACTTCAGGGTAATCTAAATCCTTTAGTATAACCTCATCCATCTTAGGCTTACCGTCATTGCCAAACGCTGTAGGTAACCATCCGTACTTAGCTTTGAGCCAGTAGACAATATGATTACGATTGCTTGCACTGAACTGTGTATGTGTAACTGTAGTTATAGGTGCATCAGCTGTGTAACCAAGTGTCTTGTTGTCACGCTTAGGACTCCAGACTTTGTTTGGTATGTACATATCCGTGAACGATTCATTCAGTGCTGCTACTAGTTCTAACTTACGTGCTGTTAGTGTACCAGTTAGTTCCACTGCAGCTGCCATATCAAATGCCATACCGTACCTCTCCTGCTTCGATATGATGTGCCTTACAGCATGTTCGAGTTCTATAGATTCGGCTGAATATTTTTTGGTCTGAAACATCCTGTATAATACTCTAGTTACCTCGGTATCCTGTATGCAGTATTCAACCATGTCTGTATTCAAGTTATCCCACTTGGTTTCTTTACGTACATCCAAGTCTTCAATAGATGTATCACCATTATATTCACCCTTGTGACAATTAAGCCGATGCCCCCATGCTTCTAGTGAGTGTCGGTTAGCTAGTCGCTTAGGAAAAGCCCTAGTTGTAGCAAGCTTACTATCTGCATCCCACATGTCACTAAAGATAACACGACCTGCTACCAGCGTATCATATATCTTATCTTCTGGTAACTTGAAGTGTGGGTATACTTTAGTTAAGGCTGGTACATCAAAGCCTATCAGGTTATGTCCTACGAATAATGTATCATCTTCTTCAGCTTCTGCCATTAGAAAGGCTACACCATCCGCCACACCATCCGCTTCATAAGAAGTGAACTCACCTGTATAAACATCACGTATCACCATGCAATGTATTGTAGTAAGATCCTTCAGTAATCCATTTGTTTCTGTATCAATTATATAAGTTGCCATGCCATCTCCCTTTCGAGTATGAGTTATTGTTAATTTTAATTATGCTGTTGTGTAAATCTTTTAACTAAGTGTGTTGATGCTAGTGATTGAGCCATCTTTAATACTTCATCATCCGTGAATGTCATCTTAGCATAGTTGTACATAGCAATCACTACTTGGGTATTAGCCTTAGTATATCCTTTACTAGGATCTATTTGGTCTAAGCTGGGTGCCCACGGATTCCTCTGATTACGCTTAGGCATAGGCTCATAGTCAAACTCAATACCAGTACGGCAGCATACACCGTCACGTAACTGTTCTGTCACCCATGCTTCAGTTAAGTCAAAGGGTATCTTCTTGTTTCGTGCCCGTTTACTTGCACCATTTAACATGTTCATTGCACGCCCTCTGGGTGAAAAATTATACTCCTTCATATATGCTACCCGTTCTTCTTTATGCTCAGCATGCCACTTCCTATAGTATGTTGCCTGTTTCTCTTTAGTCCATGCCATTTAAAATTCTCCTTTAGTTATTACGGAATCATCAGTAGTAAAGGGGTCGTCCAACTTCTCAGTAAGCCTTCCCGTCTCTGCGTTATAATCTAAGTACAAACATGTACCAGTACTTCTACCTGTATAACGATCTTTAAGTACACGTAATGTTGACACGTTCTTTAAGTTCTCATCCGCACACTGTTGGTCACGCTCAATGCCTAGTACGAAGTTACTCCACTGTCCAATAGCTCGGCTACCAAAGAAATTCTTTAGTGTAACTCTGCCACCTTCTTCATGGGATTTTCCTTCTGGTGTATTCAAGTGTGAAATAATAAACATAGATACATTTAGCTCTCGTGCTAATGAACTGAGATCTGTCATTATGTATGCTAGTTGTTTCCTTTCATCACCATCAACTGTTCCCGATACTAGTGCA